GCATCGCATCACCAGAGTAACCCTGCCTCGGCTGCAAAAAAAATGGAGCTGCGCATGCTGTGTCCGCGCTGTTTGAATCACATTCCGTCGATTGGCATTGGTCCTCACGCTTCGGCTGACGAGCGTGCAAGGTACGTTTCGGTGAGCTATAGCTGCCCGCAGTGCAACGTGTACGTTAGGCACGTCGTCAAGTACGTTCCGATCATTGACGACTCGACTGGCTCGGAGTTCTATGAGGTCAGAGATGACCGCCGCCGCTGAACTCCTGACCCTGCCCCACAAATGGCGCGCCCGTCGCCATCAGAATCGGCTGTGGGACTACCTGACGTCGGGGGATGCGGGGCGTGGGAAGCGAGCCATTGAGATCGCGCATCGGCGGTGGGGCAAGGACGACGTGTCGCTGGCGTGGACGTGCGTGGCGCTGCACCAGCGGGTGGGGAGCTACGTGCACTTCCTGCCGGAGCAGGAGCAGGCGCGGAAAGCGATGTGGGACATGGTGGACCCGCACTCTGGGATGCGGCGAATTGACGTGGCGTTTCCGAAGTGGTTGCGGAAGTCGACGAACGAGAACGAGATGATGATCGAGTTCTTGAACGGCTCGACGTGGCAGTTGGCGGGGTCGGACAACTACAACGCGATGATGGGCACGTCGTATTGCGGGATGGTGTTTTCGGAGTATGCGTTGGGGAACCCGAGTGCGTGGGCGTACTTCTCACCGATCTTGAGGGAGAACGACGGGTGGGCCATCTTCATCACGACGCCGCGAGGTCACAACCACGCGGAGGGGTTGTTGAAGGTCGCGCAGTTGGATCCGAAGTGGTTCTGGGAGGTATCGACGGCGCGCGATACGGACGTGTTCACGGAGGAGGAGTTGCAGGCGGAGTTGCGCACCCTCCAGGGCGTGCACGGCGAGACGTTCGGGCGAGCGATGTGGTCGCAGGAGTACTTGTGCAGCTTCGACGCGGCGATACCGGGGTCCATTTTCGGCGACACGATGGACGAGTTGCAGACGGCTGGGCGCATCGGGCTGGTGCCGGTGGACGTGGCCTACCCGGTGCATACGGGGTGGGACTTAGGTAGGTCGGACGACACGGTGGCGTGGTTCTACCAGGTGAAGGAGGACGGGGAGCCGGCGTTCGTGGACTACCACGCATCGAACTTCAAGGACATCCCGTTCTACGCGCAGATGCTGGAGGACAAGCGGCTGGAGCATGGCTGGACGTACGGCAAGCACTGGCTTCCGCACGACGCTCGGCCTCAGACGCTGGCAGCGGGCGGCAAGTCGATGTGGCAGCAGTTTTCGGAGTGCAACGAGCGCATGAAGGGCACGCTCGGGGACTTCGCCATCGCCAAGCGGCTCGACAAGCAGGAGCAGATCCAGGCAGCGCGGGCGACGCTGCGGCAGTGCAGGATCGACAAAGACCGTTGCGGACCGGGAATTGAGGCGCTTCGGGCCTATCAGCGGGTGTACGACGACGAGGCGAAGGTGTTCAGCTTGCAGCCCAAGCACAACTGGGCTTCGCACCCCTCCGACGCGCTCATGTCTGTGGCAGTGTCGTGGAGATTGATGCCAAAGGGCAAAAAAGTTGACAATGATGGGTTCCCGGTTGTAAAAGCTACAACCTTAGGGGACATCCGCAAGCGACACTTCGCGAAGGCCCGAGCAGCCCGTAGTCCTTGGTGATGCGTAAGGGGGTGATCCTTGTCTACCGTAGTCGTCGAAGCGGGCGTCCCGCTCAACGCAACAGCCACGACCACCATCGGGCGCGTGTCCGATCCGGTGACGCTCCTCGGGTTCTACGTGAACTCGACCAGCTCGGGCACCATCGTGTTTCGCGACATTTCAGGCGGCACAGTCAAGTCCGGCACCATTACGCCGGCTATCGGATTTCATGCGTACCCAATGTCCTGCCCGACTGGGCTGCACGCCACGATTGGTGGTACCCTCGACGTGACGTTCTTCTACATTCCGGGCCAGGCGTAGTAGATGGCGCGGCCTCGCAAGGAACGGAAGGAAGGCGAGCGCGACCCCATCGTTCAGCATTGGTTGTCGGAGATCGAAGCCTCACGCAAGCGCGATGAGGATTACCGCAAAGAAGGACGCCGGATCCGGGCCATCTTTGCGGGCGAAAAGACAGAATCAACGCCCTTCAACATCCTGTACAGCAACGTCGAAACAATCGCTCCGTCGCTGTACTCGCAAGTTCCCCGCCCGGTTGTCGAGTACCGCTTCAAGGACGGCAATCCAATCGCCAAAGCCGCAGCTACGGCGGCGCAGCGGATCCTTGAGTTCCAACTCGACACCAACATCGACGGCTACGAGAGCTTCAACGAGTCCATCAAAGTCGCGCTGAACGATGGCTTGCTGCCTGGCCGCGGCATCGCGCGCATCAAGTACGACGCTGACGTGGTGGACGTGCCGGATGAGGACGCCGCGGAGGATGAGGCGGAAGAAGAGGGCGTTGAGGCTGAGAAGCCAACGGTTCCCGTCAAGAGCTACGAACTGGTTTGCACCGAGTCCGAGTCATGGGACCGTTTCTGCTGCGGCTACGCGAAGAAGTGGTCGAAGGTCCCGTGGATTGCTTACGAAATGTACATTGATCGGCCCGAAGCAAACCGGCTGTTCGGAAAGAGCATCGCCGGCAAGATCAAGTACACCAAGGGGCAGGCTGAAGAAGCATCGGACAGGAACCGCGAGGATGAGCGGCACACGGGCGAGCGCAAGACGGCGCTGATCTACAAGATTTGGGACAAGGACGGCGGTCGCAAGGTCCGCTTCATCAGCCCGCAGTATTCGGAAGGTTATCTGCTTGAGCAGGATGACCCGCTGGAGCTGACTGGCTTCTTCGACTGCCCGCGTCCGCTTCAGTTCGTTGAGAAAACGGATGACATGGTCCCTACGGCGATGTACACGCTGTACGAGAACCAGGCGGACGAACTCAACTCGCTGACCATCCGCATCAACAAGATCATCGAGGCCATCAAGGCGCGTGGTATTTACGACTCCGAGTTGGGCGACGACATCGCAAACCTGATGGACGCCGACGACAACCAGCTTGTCCCGGCTGACAAGTCATCGTCTCTGGCGGCTGAAAAGGGCATGTCGAACGCCATCTGGTTCATGCCGCTCGACGTGCTGATCCAGACGCTGCGTGAGTTGTACGCGGCCCGTGAGGCGTGCAAACAGGTCATCTACGAGGTGACGGGCATCTCCGACATCGTGCGCGGCGCCAGCAAGGCATCCGAGACGCTCGGCGCGCAGCAGTTGAAGTCGCAGTGGGGCACGCTGCGTATCAAGCCGAAGCAGTACGAGGTCCAGCGGTTCGCGCGCGACATTCTGCGCATGACGCTTGAGGTCGCTGCCAACAAGTTCAGCCAGGAGACGTGGGCCAAGATGACGGGCCTGCCGTACCTCACGGACATGCAGGTCCAGCAGGCTGAGGCCATGATGGGGGCCGCGCAGCAGGCGATGCAGATGGTGCCGCCGCCGATGCCGCCGCAGCCGGGACAGCCTCCGCAGCCGCCCAATCCCGCCGCTCAGCAGGCACAGCAGGCCATGCAGCAGGCGCAGGCCGAGTTGCAGAAGCCGAAGTGGGCGGAGGTGCTCGCTGTCCTACAAGACGACGTGCAGCGGTCCTACAAGATCGACATTGAGACGAATTCGACCATCGAGCCGGAAGCGGCAGAGGACCAGAAGAACATCTCGGACCTGATGAACTCCATCGGGCAGTTCCTGAATGGCGTTGGACCGATGGTGGCGCAGGGCATCATGCCGTTCCAGGCCGCGCAGTCTATGCTCATGGCGATCACGCGCCGGTTCCGGTTCGGCAACGAGATAGAGGACCAGATCAAGCAGATGAAGCCGCCGCCTCCGCAGGACGACGGCAAGGCCCAGGCCGCGCAGAAGCAGGCCGAGCAAGCGGCGGCTGACAAGCAGGCTGCACAGCAGAAGGCAATGCAAGATGCAGCGACCATTGCTCAACTCAACACGAAGTTGCAGGCGCAGGAGGCCGAGGCGGCGTTGCAGCAGAAAGCGACGGACCTTGCACTGAGAGAGGAGCAGCTCAAGACCGAGAAAGCGCTGTTCGAGCTTGAGAAGAAAGCAGCTCAAGAGAGTTTGACAAACAAGGCATCTTTGGAGGGCACCAAGCTCGACCACAAGAAGCAGTTGACGGGCCTTGAGTCGAAGCAGGCAAAGACGGAGCAGGTTGTCAGCAAGAGCGTTGACAGCAAGATGGCTCAGGCCGTCACGCAGATGGGTGGGATGATCGATAAACTCGTCGAGACTGTCACAGGCCAGGCCATGCAGACGCAGGAACTCATCAAGGCAGTGAAGGCTCCTCGCAAACGCACCGCGAAGTATGGTGCGAACGGCAGAATCGCTGAAACGATGGATGAGGTTGTCCAATGAGTGCATCGAATTCAATGGAAAACGGCACTCTACTGCTGTTTTTCAACAACTCTGACTTTGCTGGCGTTGGCGACGCTGGTGGACTTCAAAACTCCGCTACGGCGGGTTCGCTCTACGTCTCTTTGCATACCGCAGATCCAGGTGAAGCAGGGTCGCAGACGACATCCGAGACGGCTTACACCAACTACGCTCGCGTCGCGGTGGCGCGATCTGGCGCCGGATGGACCGTTGCAAGCAACTCAGTGAGCAATGCGGGTGCGGTAACATTTGCGGCGTGCGGAGTGACGGGTTCGACCATCACTCACTTTGGAATTGGCACCGATTCTTCCGGTGCAGGGACATTGCTGTTCAGTGGAACTTGTTCATTGGTGGTGTCGAGCGGCATCACGCCTAGCTTTGCCATTGGCGCACTGACCGTGACGGCTGACTGATATGGCTGACAACTACGTCGCCAATGCGGGGTCTGGTGGCAGTACGTTTGCGGCAGACGACGTTAGTAGCGTCCTTTACGCTCGCGTAAAACGCAGTTTCGGCAGTGATGGCATTGTTGCTGATGCGGGCACTGGCTTTCGTCTGCTGTCTGCAAACTCAACAAACGCGACCTCACTCAAGGCAAGCGCAGGCGTATTGTATGCCCTGTACGTAGTGAACTTGAATGCCGCTGTGCGTTACCTCAAGTTCTACAACAAGGCCAGTGCGCCAACGGTGGGATCAGATACGCCAGTGTTGACACTACCCATTCCTGCCAGCACGACCGGAGCGGGTTTTTCGATCAACTTCGATCCTGGCATCTCATTCGGGACCGGCATTGCCTATGCAACAACGACTGGCATTGCCGATGCAGACACGGCGGCAGTGGCGGCGAATGAGATCATTATTGCAGGCGTATACGTATGACCGGGATGGTTGCGGATCGGGTCAAAGAGACCAGCACGACAACCGGCACGGGGGCGTTGACGCTTGCAGGCGCTGCAACGGGATTTCAGACGTTCAACGCAGCTTTTGGGACAAACGTCTTTTTCTACTACTGCATTCAAGACGCTGATGGCGTGGATTGGGAAGTTGGTCGCGGCTACCTTTCTGGTAGCACAACTCTAGTTCGACAGTACGTCCTTGAGTCAACGAACTCCAACAACGCAGTCAATCTGTCATCCGGTACGCACACGGTTTTCTCGACGTTGGCCGCTGATCTGTTTCAGGACTTGAACGGCAAGATCCTTGCTATCACGTCCGGCCTCAATATTCCTTAGGTGATTCATGCCATCAAATAGCGAACCGATTTACAGCCGCCAAGGTGACGTTTCCAGCAATGGCACAACCGGCATGGCGACCACGATCACCACAGCAACAGGTGATTACACGGGCGCGAGCGCAAACCATCAGCTTGTGTTCACGGCGGACTCAACCAACGGCGGGTATGTCTCTCGCCTTCGCTTTCAGGCAACGGGGACGAACACGGCCAGCGTTGCGCGCATCTATCTGAATAACGGCAGCTCCAACACGACAGCGTCCAATAACAGTTTCTATGGGCAGATCAGCTTGCCCGGCACGACTGCGACCAACACGGCAGCGACGACGGAAATCGATTACCCGATGAACTTGGCGCTCAACCCAGGCTTCCGCATTTACGTCGGCGTGGGAACTACCGTCGCGGCGGGTTGGGTTTGCACGGCCATCGGCGGGAAGTATTGACCAGTGCTTGACATCTCCCACATTCCAACCGGGAACGGGCTGGCCGATGTGCAGGTGTTCAATACACCTTCCACGGTCAACCAAGTGCAATGGCACACATGGAACCGCCCGCGCGGGAAAACTATGTTCAGCATTCTGTGCGTGGGTGGCGGCGGTGGTGGCGGCGGTGGGTTTACTCGCGCGGCTGCTGCTGCGGGCGGTGGTGGCGGTTCTGGTGGTTCCTCTGGCATCACTCGCGTTACTGGCTTGCTGTCATTGCTCCCTGACCGTCTGTTCGTTCAAGTCGGAGCTGGTGGCATTGGCGTAGGGTCTGGCGGTGGTACGGCAGGCTCTGGCGTACTGTCCTATGTCTGCGTTGCAATCTCTACGGCAACCCCCGGAACGGTTCAGGCGACCAACGTCCTTGCGGTGTCAGGCGCGGCGGCTGCTGCGGGCGGCGGTACAGGCACAGGTGCAGCTGTGGGTGCGTTGGGCGCTGCGGGAACGATTGCAACCATTGGCGCGATGCCGCTGGCTCATATGCATACCTTCGCGCTGATTGCAGGCACAGCAGGGGTGGCCGGTGGCGCGGTAGCGGGCGCGGTTGGCACTGCACAGACCATCCCCACGGCAACGCCGTTCTGGGGCGCTACAGGCGGCGCAGGCACGACCTCGGCTGACTTTGCTGGTGGTGCGTTCACGGCACAGGCTGACAGCTACTTCTCGGAGCGTCGCCCCGCTACGCCTGCCGCTGGTACAAATAACGGCTCGGGCGGCTACACCATTTGGCAGCCTTTCTATAGCTACGGCGGCGGTGGCGGCTCGGCTGCAAATGCGACCGCAGGTGGCGCAGGCGGCAACGGGGGATACGGCGCAGGCGGTGGCGGCGGTGGCGCAGGGACAACCGGAGGCAGAGGCGGCGACGGCGGATCGGGCATCGTCATCATTACGTGCTGGTGATGTGTGCTTGGCCATGACCCGTTATCGACACGGCCACTCAGCGATGTAGAGGCTGTCGCACAGCCGGCCCCTAACCAGGGTGGCGATCCGGCACCGCTGCCGTGGATCGGTTTGGTATTGGAGGCTGGATCGAGCGGGGCGCTTACAGGCTCCTCCAGCATCACATTCAGTCCTGCCGGAGCATTAACGGGGGCAGGAGCGCTTACAGGCTCGTCTGCGCTGACATTCTCACCTTCCGCCACACTGAGTGGCGCAGGGGCGTTGAGCGGCTCTAGCACGCTGGTATTCAGCCCAGCGGGCACGCTTACCGGATCCGGCGCGCTGAGTGGATCGACCACGATCACATTCAGCCAGTCCGGAATGCTGACGGGCGCAGGGGCGCTGTCAGGATCGTCCAGCATCGCATTTGACGCGACCGGCACGCTGGAAGATTTGCCTGCTGATGCGCTGTCCGGAAGCAGCTCCATCACGTTCACGGTAGATGGCGTGCTAGTCAGCCTCACGCCTCCAGATGAAGTCAGCAGTGGAGGCATCGGCGGCGGTGGTGGTGGCGGAAGCGGCCTCGGATACGACCGCAAGAAGCAGGATCGAAAGCTCCAGAAGATCCTGGATGACGTTGTTGCGGAGGTCATGTACCGCGACTTGATCGAGTCGCCGGATGCAGCGAAGGCCGCGAAGATCATCAAGCCGTTTGCGGAGACGAAAAAGGTCGCGATACCTCGCCCGGAGGTCATCAACTGGGCAGCGGTCGAGCAGGACGTGGAGAAAGTTCGGCAACTGGTTGCAATGTGGAATAAATTACAACATGATCGCGAAATACTTGACGACAACGACTGGTTTATGATGGGAGATTGAAATGGCTGACAATACAACCATTGGCGCGGGTACCGGTGGAGACACAATCGCGTCCGATGATGTCGGTGGCGTCAAGCATCAGCGAGTCAAGATCAGCATTGGCGCTGATGGCGTTGCCGCAGATTGCAGTACGTCAAACCCCTTACCCATTAGCGATGCGGGCGGCTCGATTACCGTAGACGGTACGGTAACGGCTAATGCAACGCTCGCCGCTGAGACCACAAAGGTCATCGGCACGGTCAACATCGCAGCCGCACAGACAATCGCAACCGTCACCACGGTTGGCGCGGTCACGGCAATCACGAACGCGCTTCCCGCTGGCACGAACGCCATCGGTAAACTGGCCGCAAATACCGGCGTTGACATTGGCGACGTGGACGTGACCAGCGTCATTCCCGGCACTGGCGCAACGAGTCTTGGCAAAGCGGAGGACGCGGCGCACACCTCCGGTGACACAGGCGTCATGGCGCTTGCCGTCAGACGCGATGCAGACACGACGCTTGCCGATACGACGGGTGATTACGCTCCGCTCCAGGTGAACGCGGCAGGTTCACTTAAGGTCGCCATCACGTCGGGTGCCGGATCGGGCGGTACATCGATTGCAGATGCAGCGGCTTTCACTCGCGCAACGACCTCAGTTACCCCCATCGCTGGCGTTGTCGAGACTTCCGCGCCGACATTGACCAACGGAAATACAGGCGCACTGTCGCTGACTACGGGTGGCGCAGTTCGCGTCAATGTGGCCTCTGGTGGCGTTTCAGGCGTTGTTGATGACGCCGCGGTCACTCCAGGCACGACTGAAGTCGTGATGTTTGGCGCGACCTTCGATGACACGTCTCCTGACTCGGTAAACGAAGGCGACGGCGGCATGGTCCGCATGTCAGCAAACCGCAATCTCTACACGACGATTCGCGATGCTGCTGGCAATGAGCGTGGCCTCAACATCGACTCGTCTGGTCAGATTGCCGTGACGATGGCATCTCAAGGTCAGATTGCAGATGACGCCGCGTTCACTCCCGCAACAACGCGAGTCACGGTAAGCGGATACCTTGCGGACGATACTTCGACTGACAGCGTGGACGAAGGTGACGGCGGCGCGGCCCGCATGACGCTGAATCGCAAGCAGATCATGCAGCCTTACGAGTCGGAGGCGAATAGCTGGTCGTACGCGGCTCCCGCTGGCGGACTGGTAACGACGACCGGAGTGACAGCAAAGGCTGCTGCGGGTGCCGGGCTTCGCAACTACGTGACCAGCATCCAGGTCATCAACTCTCACCAGACTATCGGAACTGAAGTCGTGATTCGAGACGGAGCAGCCGGAACGGTGCTGCATCGCGGATGGGCGCAGTTCACGGGTGGCGGCTACGCGATTGAGTTCCCTGTCCCGCTCAGGGGAACGGCAAACACGTTGATTGAGATTGCAGAGGTCACGGCGACCGGCACCGCTGGCGTGCTGGTGAATTTGCAGGGCTACGTAGGCGCTTAGTAGGTGGCTCGGCTCGCAAGACCAAAACGGGGCACAGGAGTTTATATGGCACAGGCACAGGTTGGTTGGACGAACCCCACGCAGCGGACGGACAACACCGCGCTTGCACTGGCGTTCACTCGCGCATCACTGTCATTCAACGGTGGAGCATTCACTCAGATCGCGGACATTCCCGCCGCTCAGGTCACGACAACGATCAACACGGCCTTATTGAATTCCCCCGGAAATTACGTCGTCAGATTGCAGTGGTTCGATACGCAAAATCCGGCGCGGTCATCGACCGTCGTCGATACGCCGTTTGTCGTTCCGGTGCCAGTGCTGGCTGCGCCGAAGCCCGGAACGGGCGTGACCGTGGTGGTGTCGTAATGGCTGTTCTCATCATCAGAAGCTCGGCTGTTGCGGCGGATACGACGCCTGATGCGTTCACATTTACGGATCAGACAGGCGTTGCGCTGTCATCGACCATCACCAGCGCCGCCATTACGGTATCTGGCATCACCGCAGCCGCGACCATCTCGGTCAGCGGCGGATCCTATGACATCAACGGCTCTGGATCGTTTACTACGTCATCTGGAACAGTAAACAACGGTGACACCGTTCGTGCCAGAGTCACTTCAAGCGGAAGCAACTCTACCGCAGTGACTGCAACGGTAACGATCGGCGGCGTGAGCGATGGGTTCAGTGCAACTACGCTGGCGGGGTCCGGCTCTGGCGTATTCTTCAATCCGAACATCGGCCTGCTGGCGAATGGCAACACGTTGGTCTCGTCTGGAACGCTGGTAGACGTGAACCGGGCCAGTGGTGGCGACGCGGAAGTGCAAAGCACCGTCACCCGCCCTGGCGGGCAGAGCAAGTGCGTGCTGGTTACCTACACGCAAGATGAGTCGCAGGCAACACTGAAGCCGCCTGCATTCACGCTTACGCCAACGCTGTTCACTCGCAAGCATGAGATGTACACGGGCGGATGGGAAGGCAATTGGCCTGTCGGCCTCAAGACTTCTCGGTTCTTCTCGCAACCAACGTGGACCTCAGTCGACGACGCTTACATGTCGGAGAAGTTCATCTGGCAGCGGTACGGGGTAGATGGCGGCGACCCCGACGCGCTTTATGTGTGGGGTCTGAATCACGCGCTCGGCAACAACGACCGCGTTGTGCAGTATTCCCCGAGCACGCTCTTTGCCAACGGCCTGCCGTACCTACGGGAAGGCTACTGGTACAAGTTCGAGACGTGGATGGTCATGGACTCGGCTGTTGACGCTGGTGACGGTATTCTCCAGTGCTGGATCGACGATCAGATCGTCATTGACCAGGTGGTGTCGTGGCGCTCGACAGCCAACGGAAGCGGCAACCCAAGCGGCCCTGCCGGCTTCCAGTCGATGTGGTTTGGCGGAAATATCTCAAGCGCCACGAACGGCTATCCGACTGGCGTCACCCTCAATCGGTACATTGACTCGATGTACCTCTCGACTACGCTGGACCGATAATGGCATACCGTTCCCACACCGCGACGCCAAAGACAAACTCAGGAACAGCCATTGCGGGATCTGCTCCCGCTGGACTGACTGCTGGAGATCGATTGCTTGCTTACGTTGTGCAAGACGTAGCGGGCAACAACTTCACTTTGCCGACGACTGGATCATGGGTATCTCTTGACAAGATCAGTTCTGCTGCGCCTGACGGCGAAACGGCAGAGCTGTTTGAGGTCAAGAGCGCGACTGGCAGCGAGACCTACGACTGGGACTCGAATACGACCGGGTATGGCCTTGTCATCGTCGTGGCTTTCTCAGGGCGTCACGCGACCGATGCGGCGGTCTTTCAGCCAACAAACGATACGAACAGCAACGCGACGCCCGTTTCAGTTGCGCTTGCCGGCGTGACGGCTCCGGCAAACGCGGACGTGGCGTGGTTCGCATCGCTTGATAAAACATCCCTCAATGGCTTGTGGGGCGTCAGTGGATTGGGCGGATACACAGAGCGATACGACACCGAGACGGATACGACGTGGGTGCTTGGCTCGCTATGGACGGCTGATAATCAGACTGGTGCAACCGGAACGCTTACTGCCACCGCGACGCGAGCATCTGGTTCTGGCAATACAGGCTTCAATGGCTATGTGGTTGCAATCCCGGCAGCGGGCGGCGGCGGTGGCTCTACACGAAGGTCATTGACGCTGCTCGGAGTTGGCTAATGCTGCTGACGGTACTATTCACGGCTGGCAGCACAGAAGCAAAGTCAGTAATTTCCAAAACGTGGAGTCTGACAGCGAGCGCAGGGTATAGGGACACCAATCCAAGTTACGCCTCGACGCCGCCTTCTACTGCTGCCACGATCACCGTGAATCCGTCATTGTCGCCAACGGCGACGATCAAGAACACCATTGCGGACGGAATTGCAGCCATTGTTGCGCATGGATCATTAGGATCCGCTCCGCTTGTGCTTGAGATCCAAAGCCCGGTACCTGGCGTCCTGTACGAGTATCAGGAGGGCATCCGGATTGTTGGTGTGAATGCGGGTTCGTGGGCCAACGCGCTGACTATCCGCGTCCGCAGTGGCGACAAGGTGCGGCTGAAGGCATCAGACCGCGCTGCTGGCGATCGGTTTGCTTTCTACTCAAGCGCATCTCTGTACTGGAAGCTGGATGGCGGAACTGATCCGCTGAATCCCGGTTTCTACTTTGGCAATCGCGGCGAGTGGACTCCGCCGAGCGCCGTCACAAGATCCAAGGGCGACACTTTCTTCAACGACAAGCAGATATACGTCACTGGCGCATCCATGTATTTCCGGATGCAGGGATTCGACATGCCAGGCGCCAACGACTACGAGATGTCGCAGATCACTCGCGACTGCAAATACTTCACGCTCGCGTACTTCAATGCGGAGCTGGCTGGTTGCAATGTCGATAATCCGGATGACGGATTTGACTACGGGGAGTTGCTACAGAATTTGGGGCAGCGATGCATCATTCATGACGCACGGTTAATTCGTGGAGGTCACGACACGCTTTCGATGATGGGTCCGTTTCAAATCACTCGTAGTTGCTACTTTGACGCTGACTGGCGCGGCTACGGAACTTCGCAGCCAGGCGCAAGGGCAATGCTTTGCAGCCCGAACGGCAAGAAGTGGTGGAATCCTTCCAGTACCGAGCCAACGCTTGTTGGGCCAAATCTTGTCGAAAACAACGAATACCACGGCATTGCCAATGGCGATGAGTACGGTCAGGACATGGTGTTCAAGCTAGAAGGCACCGGCATCATTGGCAGGAACAACGCCTGCTGGAGCCAAACCAGCGAGCATGGCCGCGCGCACCTCATGGGGCAGTTGTTTGCTATTGGAAACCTGACGATCTTTTGCAGCGGCGATAACGCGCTCTACCACAACAGCTATTGGAATTTCGACGGATTCCTGTTCTATTCCGAGTTCTACGACACGGTGAATCCGGCGACTGCCAGCAGGCAGAACGGGCGCAACTTCATCATCAAGAACAACTTGTCAGCGAACACAAAGACCGACGAGTGGCGTCCTTACGTCATCTATTGGGGACAGGGGTATTCACTGTCTGGTACCGACTTCTCGAATTGGTTCCGTGGAACCGAGATATGGGCCAATGGATTTGAGTTTGCGTCAGGTCAGCCAGCAACGTCTCGCCAAGTATTCTGCTCAGAAGGAACGTTCGACATCGAGGACTCGACATCGTTGCCAGCGAACCTGCTGAACAACGCCGTCGGAACCATCACCTACGCTGACGACGAGTCCGAGACATGGGCTGGCCTTGTGCTTCAATCAGGAAGTCTCGGCTACAACGCCGCAATCCCTGAGACCTACACGACGACGACAACGACCGCTGGAAACACGGTTACGGTCGCGCATCCGTTCTGCTTCTACCATGCTCCAGAATGGTTCGATGACGCTGGTACGCTGACAGAATTCGCTGAGCAGTCAGACTACATCCGCATAGAGACGAACTCCGGATACGTCGAACGGCAAATAACCAGCTTTGACCGCAGCACTGGCGTCATCGGCTTTGGCGGCGCTCCCGTCACAGTGGCTAGTGGCGCAGGCATCTGGTGGGCCGGAAATCCCGCGCTCGGTGCGACCGGGTATAACCCGCATTGGGGCGTGAAGGTGTACGCATGACGGCTTCCATTGTCGGCACCCCAATTTCGACGGTTGGCACGGCCTCGCTTAGCTTGGACCTCGGCTCCATTACGGGCGAGGCGGCGAACGATCACGCACTGATTGTCGGATGGGTCCGCAACTCTGCGCAGACGGTGAACACGCCGACCGGGTTTACCAGCATATACGCTCCCTACACGCACTTCAGGGCTTACCTGAAAAAGCTGGATGGCAGCGAAACGACTACCTCAGTCACATTCGCCAGCGACGACTACAACGCAGCGCTGCTGTGCGTGATTCGCGGCCTAGACCAAGATGCAACGCTGACAAATATCGTCATCGATGCGGATACTACGGTTGGAACCGCTGATGACCAGTCCTTCAATGGCCTGAACATCCCTGACAACGACTCGATTATCCTGCTGATCTCGCAGCGTAACGACGACTGCACTTTCTCGACAGTCTCCGGATTCACGCAGCAGATCACGCAGAATATGTCGAGCATCGGCGGCTTTGGCACGCTGCACCTGCAAACGAAGATCCAGACCAGCGCGGCGGACCTGTCTGCCGGAACTCTCGCTGACAGCGTTGTATCCGGTACGTGGCGGACGATGACCATTGCACTGCGCGGCGGCGCAGCAGTTATTACTGGAGTTTCCTCCGTCACGGCAGAGTCGAGCTTCACGATCACTGGCACTGGATTCAATGCCTCCAGCAACGTCGTCACGCTGAAGAAGGCGTCGCAGGGCATCAACTATAGCTGCACGGTCACATCGCACAGCACGACCTCGTTGACTGTGACGTGCCCTGGCGTGCCTAACATCGGCACCATCGGCTCTGGCTACACCGTTACCGTCACTCCAAGCGGCGGAGACGAGTCTGATGAATCATCGTCATTTTCCATTGCCGCTCCGGTATCGGCAAAGGCGACAACGCTTGTGTCTCTTGCTGATGCGAGCGTGAGAATGACGGCAACCGCTGATGCGGTGATCGGGGATCAGTTCTACGTGTTCAATCCCGTTGGCGTCGCTGATGCCAGCAACGTAACGCTGCGCGATGACGGATCGATCAAAGTCCCAGAAGCACTCACAAGCATCAGCGCAAAGCTCTACTCGTCCTATGGGTGGGGTCCAACCGGAACGCAGACGTTCCAGTCTCAAGGACCGACGTTCATCGGGCCGCTCCTGAATGACCTTGAATTGACGTTCCAGCAAAATGTCCCGATCACGCCGATTGACTTCTCTACGCGGTTCACGACGCAGGCGTCGTCGGTCGCTGATCCGTCCTTTGTTGGCGTCGGGGCGGTAGCTACAGGAGGGTTTCCGCTTTCCATCGCTGCGCCCACTCGCGCTGCTGGAGACGTTCTTGTTTTGCACGTCGTCTGCGCCGTCGCTCAGGATACTCAAAGCACGCCTTCCGGATGGACGCTGCCAACTATAAGCTGGCCCAATACCGGCCACCGCGTCTACCTCAGAGCGGCAACGAATACGTCAGCCGATGACGCGGTAGCCTCATGGAGCAGCGCGGAACACGCCATCGGCTTCATCGAGGCTTACCGTGGGCTTGACACTGACTTGGCATCCGTCATCGTCAGTTCGTCGTCTCAGTCCAATGCGGCGGCTTCGGACGTTGCCTACCCTGTGCTATCCGTGCCGACAGCAAGGTCGGTAGTGCTGGTTTCGGCCCGCAAAAAGACGACATGGACCTCGGTTGCGCCTATATCGAATTTCACCGAGACGGTGGGCTATTCCTACGATGCGGCCTCCGTAGATGTGTCGGCTACCTCGCAGCGTTGGATCCAGACCACAGCGACTGACGTGGCTTCTGGAAATATCAGCGTGACTGGCGGAACTGCCAACTACAGCTCCGTCATCATGTTGTCGCTGAAGCCGGCGACGGTTGCTGTTCCTGCGACGTACTCCACTCTCGACCCCTCATTGCCGACCGGCTTGGCGTTAAGCAGCGCTGGCGTTCTGTCGGGGATTCCAACGGCTGTTGGCGTCATAGGTGCCTTCAAAGTAACGGCGACTGCTGGCGGGCAGTCTGCTGACAGCAATGCCGCGACCATCACCGTACAGGCTACTGCGCCTCAAATCACCGTTCCTTCTGTTGTCGGACTCGACATCGGCGCCGCCCTAACGGCCCTCTCGAACGCTGGCGAGATCGACGGCGAGGACGCGCTGACTGCGACTCCGATCACCTACGCCTACAGCTCAAGCGTTATCGGCACCATCCTAAGTCAGTCGCCCCCTGCGGGAACTATCGTCTCGGTTCTTACTGACGTTGCCCTTTCCGTCTCACAGGGCGGCGGCATCATTGGCACGGATGAGGACTTGCAAAACTTGCTCGATCCTGGCGAGGACTTAAAAGGCATCCTGATTGTCCAGCGCCTCGATACCGGGCCGACCTCCAGTTACTACGTTCAGCCCATTGGCATCTACCGCGGTAGGGCGAGGTGGGTCGACGTATTGACGGCATGGGACAACGAAGCAAAGGCGGCGGCAATCAGGGAGGCATTGACCATCCCGACTCAGCCTGACTCCTCATTGATTAGGTGACGCATGGCTTTGTACGAGTACGAATGTGAAGCGGGTCACGTTTTCGACATGGTTGTCTCAGTGGCAGATTGCGCCCTGCCGCAGCGATGCAACTGCGGCCTGATGGCTCCTCGCGTCTACCTGACGCCGCCGATGGGCTACGTCGGAAAAGAGATCAACTTCGACAGCCCTATCGACGGACGCGCCATCACCTCCCGCAAGGCGTGGAAAGAGGACATGGCCCGCAACGGGTGCAGCGAGTACGACCCTGGTATCAAGCAGGACTACCAGCGCCGCATCAAGCGCGAGGAAGAAGCCTTGGACAAGAGCGTTGACGCGACCGTTGACGCGATGATCGAGAAAATGCCCGCTCGAAAGCTGGAGAAGCTGGAAGGCGAGCTACGGTCTGGTTTGGACGCAACAATTGAAAGGAGATGAGCATGGATCCTGAGAACACCGCCGACAGCGGAATTGACATGGACTCGGCAGTTGGCGAGATCGCCAGCGGCCTCGGCATCGAGATTGGCGACAGCGCGCCAGAAAACGATGACGAACTCGATCTTGATGTTGCACCGCCAGATGAAGGAGAAGCGCCGACAGAGGTTGCCGCCGAACCGGAAGCGGTTGCGCCCGTTGTCCGCGAGATGCCGAAGTCGTGGTCTAAGGACAAGGCAGAGCTATGGTCCAAGCTTCCGCCCGACGCTCAGGAATACTACGGGGTGCGTGAAAAGCAGTTCCTCGACGGGTTGGAGCAGTACAAGGGTGACGCCACCTACGCCCGTGAGCTACGCGAGCTTGCGGCGCCCTACAAGGCGCTTTTGGCATCCCAAGGGGTCACGGAGCAGCAGGCGTTCCAGACGCTCCTGAACGTCCATTACAGGCTCTCCAGCGGCACCGTGGAGGAGCGTAGGGCGGCTTACGAGAAGATTGGCCGGGACATTGGGCTGGTACAGCAATCCGCCCAGGAAGGCCAGCCGGTCGATCCGGCGTTGCAAAAGTTGCAAAACGAGCTGAATGGTGTTAAATCTCAGATTACGCAAAGGCAACAGATGGAGCAACGCTCCCTCCAAGCTGAGGCAGATCGGGAAATTGAGACGTTTGCGTCCGACGCGGCGAACGTGTATTTCAGCGATGTGGGTCAAGACATGATCCCACTACTGAAGGCCGGCCACAGCCTCGAGGACGCATACGAGAAAGCGGTATGGGCTAACCCCGTCACGCGCCAAAAAGAGTTGAACCGGATTCAGACAGAAGCCGCTGCGAAACTCAAGGAAACGGCGAAGGTGCAGGGAACTGCCGCGAGAAAGGCGACGAGCAGCAATGTTCGCGCCGTTGAGTCCCGTAAGGCTCCGACAGAACCGAAGGGCGAGATGTTTGCTGATATGGCCGATATTTTGGCCGGTATCAGGAAGAAATCCCACTAGGTTCACCGTTAAGGAGTCTCTGTCATGGCAGCACCAAATAGCACCTTTACGGAACTGGTCACGACCACGTTCCGCAAGCACCGCAAGGACATCAAGGACAACCTGAGCAACCGCAACGCGCTGCTCAAGTACATGATGAAGCGTGGCAACACGCGCAAGGAAGATGGCGGTCTTTCCATCGCCACGCCACTCGATTACGCGGCAAACAACACCTACCAGCGCTACAGCGACTGGGACACCCTGAACATCTCGGCATCGGAGACCATCTCCTCGGCTGAGTATCAGTGGCGTCAGATCGCGCTGAACGTGGTGGCCTCGGGCCGCGAGCTGCGCATCAACTCGGGCGACAGCCGCATCATCAATCTGGCGAAAGCACGTATCAAGAATGCGCTGCGAACGTTCAACAACAACTTCTCCAGCGACCTGTATTCGCTTGGGACGTTGACGAACCAGATCAACGGCATCCAGGCGCTTGTCTCGGACGATGGCACGGGCACGGTCGGCGGCATCGTGGCCGGCACCTTCCCGTTCTGGCAGAACACCGTGATCGACGCATCGAACCTGTCGGTCACGCCGTCAGCAACGACCATCGAAACCAGCCTCATGCTCCCGGCATGGCTGGCAACGGATCGTGGCCCGGACGATCAGGTTGATCTGATCGTGGCTGACAACAATTACTACAGCTTCTTCGAGGCGTCTCAGGTGCCGATCAAGCGGTACAACGACACCCAGAAGGCAGAAGCTGGTTTTGTCAGCATCAAGTACAAGAACGCCGACGTGATCTATGACGGCAATTCGGGTATTCCGGTCAACCGGATGTACGGCCTGAACACGAACTACCTCGAACTGGTGGTCCATCAGGATGCCGACCTTGCGATCATGGACGAGGCTCGCCCGATCAACCAGGATGGCGCTGTGACGCAGATCCTGTGGATGGGCAACCTCACCTGTTCGAACCGCAAGCAGCAGTTCGTCATCCTGCCGTAATCGCCACCGCACAATCAGTTTCAGGAGACATCAATGTTTGCACCAATCAATTTCGCGGGCGCTACGCCCTTCAATGACTGGTTCGTGCCGGATACGACCCGGCGCCATCCCCTCGGTATGGAGGTGGAGGCATATGATCCGTGGTGGGGTTACGGCAAGTTTCGCTACGTGGAAAGCGACGGCGCAATCCTAAAGGGGTCGCTTGTCTGCGTCGGCACGGCGCCGACGTACCTCGCCACCCTGACGCCTTCCACGGCCAACCTCGGCCAACCTGTCTACGTGGCAATGGCACCGATGGCAGACGGCACGTTTGGGTGGGTGCAGAGCAAGGGCAATGCCATCTACATCCTGAGTGCAACTGCGGCTGCAAACGCTGCTGTTGGCATTCACACGGCAGCAGGTTCCATGACTGGAACCATCGTGGCCGGCAAGGGCATCATCGGCGTCCATCACTATAAGGCGCCGGCAGCGACCCTGACGTGGACGGCAACGACGAAGAACGGATCCAACGTGCTGTTCTTCCCTGACGGCTACGACGGCCTGTTCCTCGGTATGACCATCACCGGCACCGGCATCAACGGCTCGACGACTGTCGTCGCGGCGCTGGATCCGGACGGCAAGACGGCGTACCTCGGCTCGGCAATCGCGACGGCAAGCGGTCGCAACTCGACGGCGACTGGCACCGTGACCATCACCGGCACCTACACCGGCTATGGCATGGGCTACCTGTCGGAGCCGCACGGCACTCAGATCACGGCCTAAGTTTCCCCTGGCGCTTTGGCGGGGGACTGACACCCCGCCCTCTTTGGAGGTTGCATGTCAATTGGTGCCGTCACTGAACGCAAGGATCGTCCTGCTCATGTCCGCTTCGAGCGGGTTGCAAAGGAGGACAAGGCGGCATCGCTGGCGGCAGGGCACTACGTCGCGAAGGACGTGGACTACGCGCTCATCACGCCTCCGTACTCGAAAGACGAAGTACGGGTGAAGGTGACGCAATGGATCGAGAACATGCAGCAGGATGTCCGCAATGACCGGATGCCCGCTGAGTGGCAGGAATTCAACCTGAAGGCATACCGGGCTTGGCAGAACGGGCAGGAGATGCCTGTCAACGGAACGCCTATCAAGGGATGGGGCATGATCTCTCCCGCGCAACAGGAGACGCTGATTCGCATGATGATCCTCACCATCGAGGATCTCGCCTCTGTCAACGCAGAAGGGCTGACGCGGATTGGCATGGGTGCGCTGGAACTAAAGAACAAGGCAACCGCGTGGTTGCAGTCGGTCAAGGACAAAGGTCCGCTGGTCATGGAGAACGCGGCGCTCAAGACCAAAGTCGAGCAGCTTGAAGCCAGTCAGGCGGCAATGCAGGCGCAGATCGCCCAATTGGTAGCCAATGCGCCACAGGCCACGGACATCCGTGCAACATCTGAATCCATTTCGGCGGACGACATCCTGCCCGAACCGGAGCCAAAGACGCTGACACTGAAGAAAAAGTAACGGAGGCGGTTCGTGAATCTGTTGAATATCGTACAGCGATTCGCGAACGCAGTCGGAGTCCCTTCTCCGTCTACCGCCTACGCCAACCAGGCGACCGACGTTCAGCAGATCATCGAGCTGGTCAATCAGGAAGGCCGCTCGCTTTCCCGTCGCCACAATTGGCAGAACCTGACCTTCGAGGCTACCTTCACGACGGTCGCAACCGAGTCGCAGGGCACGCTGGCGTCGATCATTGGCGGCACGCAGCAACTGCGCGCAATCGTCAATAACACGATCTGGAACCGCAGCACGCAAGTCCCTATCTGGGGGCCGATGACCAGGCAGACGTGGCAGGCGCAGAAGGCACTTGGGCTGACTGGTCCCTACTCCGAGTACCGGATCCGCGGTAACACGCTCCTGTTCAATCCTGCGCCGACTGCGGGCGAGTCCTGCTACTTCGAGTACGTCTCGAACTGCTGGTGCACCGACTCGACCGGCGCGACCTACCGCCGCAACGTCGCTAATGATGCCGACGAATTCCTACTCGACGACGAACTCATGCTGGCCGGCCTTGAGTGGCGCTGGCTGCGCAAGAAGGGCTTGAGCTATGCTGAGGAGTTCGCCTCCTACGAGGTCATGGTCAAGGATGCGATGGGCAATGACGGCACCAAGCCGACGCTGCACATGGACGGCGGACTTGAGAAGCGCACGCCTGGCATCATCGTGCCGATCGGGAGCTGGAACCTGTGAGGTACGCAGCGGAAGTCAAGGTTCGTCCCGGCACTCAGAAGTCGAACTCGACTTCCTTGGCTGCGCCCGTGGGTGGCTTGAATGCTCGCGACTCCATCGCGAACATGAAGCCTACTGATGCGATCATTTTGGAAAACTACTTTCCAAACACGACCAGCGTCGATGTCAGGAACGGATATAGCGCATGGAGCACCTTTACAGGATTAGCACAGTCCATTCTCGTCTACTCCGGCCTGACATCGACAAAGGTTTTTCCTTGCGTCAAGAACGGCAGCACGTACAGTATTTACAACGGCACTACGGCGGGCGCGTTGTCTACGGCCGTCGTGGGCGGCGGAGGCGCAACTGTGCAGGCGCTGACTTCTTGCCGATTCGACTACGTGCAATACGGCACTGACGGAGGTTCATTCCTTCGCATCGTCAATGGAGCCGATACGGCCATTGGCTATGACGGCACGACGTGGACAACGGTCACGCTGACGCACGCGAGCCTTGCCTCGACGGATGACCTGTTCACGGTCGGCGTATTCGGTGAGCGCCTGTGGTTTGCGGAGAAAGACACGTTCAATGTGTTTTACCTCCCAGTGCGCACTGTCAGTGGCGCAATGGAACGCCTCAACCTCGGCTCATGGTTCAAGCTCGGTGGATACCTGAACTCCATCATCACGCTGACGGATGATGCCTCTGGCTTGGTGGACTACATCTGCTTCCTCTCCAGCGAGGGAGAAGTGCTGGCCTACACCGGATCCGCTGGCGTGTCCGATCCTGCGGTTGCCGCGAACTGGATACAAGCCGCTCACTTTCGCATCGGTCGCCCCGTCATCAAGGGCAATCGGACGTGGTGCAAGTACGGCGTTGACGCGCTGGTACTGTGCGCTGATGGCGTCTACCCGCTGCGCAAGGCATTTGCATCGCAGACGCGAGATGGCACGTTGGCGGTGTCGGACAAGATTCGCTCGCTGCTCAACTACGACATCCTGACGCATGGCAGCAAGTACGGCTGGACCTGCATGGTTCACCCGACCGGCTCCAAGCTGATCGTCAACGTGCCGACCGCTGAGGACTCGGCCAGCTACCAGTGGGTCATGCACACCAATGACCAGGCGTGGTGCAAGTTCGCCGGCTGGTCCGCCTTCTGCTTCGAGGTCGCCCGCGACACGCTGTGGATGGGCATGAACGGCAAGATGGTCAAGGCCGATACCGGCGCTATCGACGGCACGACGGCTATCACGGCTGAAGCAAAGCAGGCGTTCAACTATCTCGGGCGTAGGGGTAGCGCCAAGCACGTCAAGATGCTTCGCCCCATCCTTTCCAGCAACGGTGCTTTCTCGCTGTCGGTGTCCGTGGATGTGGATTACACCAACACGGATCCGACCTACCTGCGCGCCGTCAGTGGCGGCAGCGGCGACCCCTGGGGCGGCATCTGGGATGTCGCGTGGCTCGGCTCCATGACGCTTCAGTCCAACTGGTACGGCGTTACCGGAGTCGGGCACTCGATGGCCGTGCATCTCAAGAGCCAGACCAGCGACGTTTCGCTGTCATGGTCCGCGACTGACATCGTATACGAGGGCGGCGGCATTCTCGCCTAGAGAGCATCATGGCAAATATTTTTAGCACTCCCCGAGTTCCTGATCCGTACCAAGTTGCGGGCGCGCAGACGGCTGTCAACCAGCAGACGGCGGCGTACAACAACGCCCAGTCGCACGGCAACACGACGACCCCGCTCGGCAGCCAGACGTACACCAGCCGCATTGACCCGGTGACGGGCGCCACGGTCTATGACTCGAACGTCTCGCTGACGCCGGAACAGCAGCAGTTGCTGACGTTGCAGAACCAGCAGGATCTGTCGCTCGGCCAGACATCCAGCGGATTGCTCGGAAACATCAACTCGACGTATTCGACGCCGATGGACTACTCCGGCCTGCCGGGCCTCTACGGTGCCAACGACCTCCTCGGCGCGCGCACGCAGACGCAGGACGCGCTGTACGGCAAGCAGACTTCCTACCTCGATCCGCAGTTTGCGGCCCGTGCGCGGGCGCTCGACACGCAACTTGCCAACCAAGGCATCGCCCTTGGCTCGGAGGCGTGGAAGAACGCGCAGGACGACCTGAGCCGGGACCGGGCGTTCAACTACGACCAGGCTCGCACCAGCGCCATTGCAGGCGGCGCGAGCGAGATGAATACGCTGTCCGGCATTGCGTCCAAGAACCGGGCGCAGGCGCTGTCTGAGGCGCTGACGAAGCGTAACCAGCCGCTCAACGAGTTCAACGCGCTCAGGGACACGACAAAGATCAACATGCCGACGTTTGACGGCGCTTCGGGCGGAGCCAACTCCAGCACGACGCCGGCAAACCTGACTGGCTCGGTGTACGACGCCTACAACGCTACGGCGGGCAATGCTGCGGCGAACCAGCAGGCGCTGATGGGACTGCTCGGGACGGGCGTGGAAGCGGCGGGCGGCCTCAGCGGCGTATGGAACGGCATCACTGGGCTGTTTGGCGGCGGAGCCGCTCCGGCTGCTGCGGCGGCTGGCGGGGCTACCGGCGCTGCGGGCGCGGCGCTCGGCGGCGGCGCGGCGGCGGCGGGCGGTCTTGGCGCTGGCACGGCAACGGGGGCGCTCGGTTCTGGGGCACTTGGAGCGTCCGGTGCTGCGGCACTGCCCACAAGCGGATTGATGGCCGGTATCGGCAGCGGCGGCAGCACGGGCGCTGGCTTGCTGGCTGGCGGAGCTACGGGAGGCGGCGCGGCCACTGGGGCGGCAGCGGGTGGCAGTACGGCAGCAGCCGGCTCCTCAGCCGCATCTGGTGCCATTGCGACCTTGGGGCCGATCGCCGGTGCCGTCGTGGCGGCGCTCATCCTCAAGAGGATTGCCGACAAGGACCGCTCGCAAGCCAGTGGCACCACGGACCCCTACGCGGGCCTTTTCACGGACACTGGCTACGGCGGGTTGCAGGGCAATGACCCATCCAATCCTGAATGGCAGTCCACAGTGGCCGGCGTGGATCCGGCTTCCGGCATCCGCTGGCAGGAGGATGGTGGGACAACTACCTACTACCTGCCTGACGGTCGAACCTACGTGGCGAGGACATAGCCGTGCCCAACATCCGTACTGCCGCTCCAATGACCTCTGCTGCCCCGGTGGACCCCTACTACGAGGCTCAGAAGCAGCAGGCGCTTGCAGAGCTGCTGGCGTCCCGTGCCACTGCCAATGATGGCCGTCCGCCGCGCACGTCTCAGGCGGCGCTCCTGAACGGCCTGAACGACATCCTGGCGCGTTCCGCCAGTGGCAAGGCGGCAGACCGGGCGCAGGTTGCTAAGGCCGGCGCCGACCGGACCATCAGCGGGCAGAACGCGGCGCTCATCCAAGCCATGATGCGCAAGCAGGGCGTGCAGGTGGAGGGGCTGGACGCGGAGAACCCCGGCTTCACAACGCCCGGAAAGCTCGACCCGATGGCAAATGACCTCACGCAAGCCGTCGCCGGGATGGACCCGATGGCGGTCAAGTCGATGCTCGCCAAGACGATGTACGAGCGGGCAACTGCGCAGCCTGCCGCATCAGAATTCGCTTCTGGCGGCGACGGCATGATTTACGACAAGACGACCGGAAATGTCACTCGGGAGCCGTCCACAGATTCGACTGACAAGTGGACCGTTATTTCGAAGCCGCTGCCGAATGGCATGGTGCAGGACTACAAGTTCAACTCATCTACTGGAGATCGGATTGCTCAGGGCCGGCCCTACAAGCCGGTTGACCAGACTCCGAATATCACCATTGGCGGTCGGTCTGCAAAGCCAGTCGAGGTCATTGATCCAAAAGACCCGAACAAGATCATCGTCATTGACGCTGAAACTAACAGGGTTCTTGGATACAAGGCAAAAGAAACGCCGTGGGGTGCTCGCGCAAACACTAGGGCATTCGGCATGGAGGGCGCTGGCGACGCCATTGCGGAGGCAGAAAAGGTTCTTACGTACGGAGACCCAACCGCCAGCGGTGCCGGTGCCCTTGTAGACACCGTATTTAATTTTGTTGGAGTCAATACAGACAGCGCCACGCAAGCCACAGTTCTCGATCAAATTGGCGGGACGCTCACCAGCAAAGTACCTCGCTTCCAAGGGCCTCAGTCTGACAAGGATTTGGCAGCGTACAGGGATATGGCGGCAAAGGTCGGAGACAGGACTGTTCCTGTTCCGCAGCGCCTTGCTGCACTGAAGTCGATGAAAGAGTTGCTTGCTATGTACGAAGGCACTGAAGTCGGCTTCGCGGCGGATCAGGGCGCGGCTCCCGCTGGCGGCGGTCCAGTGAAGATTTCCTCAGACGAGGAATACAACGCACTGGAGAGCGGAACTGAATTCATTGCTCCCGATGGCTCTACTAGGAAAAAGCCGTAATGGGTTGGCAAGACGCGCCAGTTGTCGGAGGCGGTTGGCAAAGCGCCCCAGTCGTGAATCAGCCGACTGCGGCTGGTAACCCTGCTGCGCCCACCGAAGAGCCTAGCTTCGTCGATCAGCTAAAGCGCCAAGCTGGCCTCACGCTGCGTATGCCAATTGATGCCGCAATGGCAATTCCATTGGCTGGCGCTGAGTTCCTGCATGGCGCAAAGAACCTCGTCACTGGCGGAAATTCATCCGCTATGCGGGCCTACGACGACACTATGGGCGGCGTCTTTGGGAAGCCAGAGACCGGCATTGAGAAGGGCGTCAATCTTGTTGGCACAACCGTACTCGGATCCAAGCTGCCAGGTCCGAACATTCCCGGTGGAGCGCCAGAGGCATTCCAGTCAGCGCCGAAACAAATCGGGAGGCTCGGTGAGCTTGCTCGGTCGCTGTCCAATCGCTTCCTCCCTGGTGGTGCTCGACGCATTGCTGACAACGAATGGGACAAGATCGCTGGCGACGCAGATAGTAAGCAGGCATTGAGGAATGCGATTGTCGGTGCCAAAGAGTACGTCGCCGGAAGCAAGCCGACCGCCGCTCAAGCGCTTGCCGACACTCCTGAAGGCCTGCCGATAATCGCTATGGAGCGCAAGTTGTCGGCAATTGGCAATGGAGAGCGTGGCGTTAAAGCGCCTTCAGTTCGGTTTAAGATCAACAAGCTGGCGCAGGAGTCCGCCCGCAAAGACGCGGAAGTCGCCAGAGACGCTGTCACCATTCCTATCATGAAGGAATCGCTCAAGACGGCCAATGAGACGACGCAGAAGTTTGACGATCTCGGTGAGCGCATTGTGGATCGCTTCTACAGTAAGGCGTCGGCACTTCAGACGAAGGGTGGATTTGAGACGCTTGGAGCGCAAATGGAGAGCGGGTCAAAGGGTCTATATCCAAAGCCAGATGGCCCCGTTGCCGCTAAGGTTGCCGCCAAGCTCGGAAAGAAAGCCGGAACCGGGGAGGAAGGAATTGGCTTTCATACGGTAAAGGGCGCTCCGAAGGTTCCGCCTCGGTACACACCTCACGCTGCGGTAGCCAAAGAGGCCGCCTCAGCCAGCGACGATACCGCCGCCATCATTGCCACTCGTCAATCGGAACTGTCCGCAGCCGAGAGGGAGCTTGCGGCGCTAGAGGCCACTGGCGCAAAGCCTATGCAGATGGATGCGCTACAGCAAAAGATCGCCGGCCTGCGCGACAAGCCCGGTAACTACTCCGATGACGTGATCCGAAAGACGATGGACTCGTTGAGCAAAAAGGTCAGGGAAAGCGTGGAGAAGTTTGGCCGGCTCGACGCCGACGAGCTTTACAAGATCCGCAAAAACCTCGGCCAAGACATCGAGGCATCATACGGAGATAACGTAAAGCCAAACCGAAAATTCAACGCGATTCTTGAGCGCGACATCCAGGTTGCTTTCGACGATACGATTGAGGCCGCTGGCGCAAAACGATGGAAAGAATACCTCGGGGAATACTCGAAGCGATCTCAGGCCATTGAGGACGACGTTTCTCGGTCTGAGAAAGCCAATGAAGTCGCGAGCCGCGTCACTATGGGGCTGTATGACCACCTTGGAGACCACGGCGGAACTGGAATATCAGGTCTGGTTGGTCACAACGTCTGGATGGCGAATGCCGCCATGAGGGCGGCAGGGAAGCGTCTCACTCCAAAGGTGGCAACGGAAATGACCACCGACGCGCTTGAGCCGCAAAGGATTCTAGCGGCACTTGAACGCATGATGGAGAAGCAAGGTCGTGGAAAGGCCATGCGTGAATTCACCAACAAATACGGCGCCACGGCACTGGCGAATGCGCTGGCACGACAGCAGGAGCAAGAGTAATGGCATTTTCCGCAGGCGTATTCACCCGCCTCTACAACTGGGTCACGGAGCAGGCCAGCTCGCCTATTGAGGTAGCGAAGCTGGATACCCAGGAGGAGGACTTTGCCACCGCGCTCTCCAACTGCATCCTGCGCGATGGCACTGGAGTCCCCTCCGCCACGACGCCGTGGAACTCGCAGCGCATCAGCGGGCTTGGAGCGCCGACGACTACGGGGGATGCGGCTGACGTGTTGTTTGGGTCGTTCACGGGAACGCTAACGGGAATGTCTGGGGCTACTACCGGGACGATTTACTACGTGGTTCTGGCAAGGAAATTCGCAATCCTGTGGAACGAGGCCGCAATCACCGGAACGTCCAACACGACTGCGATGACAATGACCGGACTTCCTGCTGCCGTGCAGCCTACCGGAACGGTGAGCAACTTCAGGGCCGGGCAGACGCTCGTCACCAACAACAGCATTGGTACTTTCGGCTACTTCACCATCGCCAATGGTGCGCCTAGCGTAATGATTTTCAGCATTGGGACTGGCACATGGCCGGTGCCGGCGTACTCATCAAGCGGCTTCACGTCATCCGGGACGAAGGGCTTGGTGGTTGGTACGATGTGGGCCTACCCATTGTAAGGGGCATATGAGTGACTCCAGAGACAGAGCCGACCACGCTGGTCGACATCATCAAGTGGCTTGTATCAGCCCTTGGTGCCGTTGCGCTTTGGGTTCTTGGATTGTTCAAGAAGCGTATTGAGGGTATTGAAGTGAGCCATACGCAACTGATCGAGAAAGTGCGTGAACTCGAACTCAACAGCGTGAGCCGCGACACTTATCACCGGCATGAGCAAACCGTGCATGAGCAGCTTACTGAGATGCAGAAGAAAGCAGACGGGCGCGAGGATCGCATCCTTGAAGCCATCAAGGATGTCGGAAAGCGCGTTGATGCTCTGTTCCAGAGGTCCGATCGATGAACCGCGCCGCCCTGCTCGACAGCATCGAGACGCATGAGGGTTTCCGCGCTCATCCCTATCTCGACTCCCGCCTGCTGCACACAATTGGCATCGGGCGATGCCTTGAGACCAATCCGCTATCCGGGCATGAGATCCGCTATCTGCTCGACAACGGGCACCTGACAATGGAGATCACGCGCGCCGGATCGCGCTGGCTCATGGATCGTGAGGTTGACACTATCGTCAAGACGCTCGTCTCCGAGTTGTCATTCTGGCCCGGCCTCTCAAGCGAAGCGCAAAACGTACTGGTAGAGATGGGCTATCAGCTCGGGTGCCAGAAGCTGCTGAACTTCCGGCAGATGCTTGGCTACCTCTCTCGGCACGACTACTCGGGAGCGGCGGCGGAAGGGTTGGATAGCGCCTGGGCTACGCAGACGCCGAACCGGGCGCGAGAACTCATGGCAAGGCTAGAGAAAGCATGACGGCCACCCACCAAGCTCGCGTCCTGCTGGTGATGACGGCGCAGGTTGTGCTGTCAGGAATTTTCATCGGCGGCTACTTCGTGCTGATGTATCAGTTCATGGTCGGAAACGTGCATGTCCCTGAGTCGTTCAAGGATGCCTTCCTGACGCTGCTCGGCGTCCTGACGGCAGGCGTCGGGCTGATCCTGTCATTCTGGTTCCAGCGGCAGCGGGAACAGACGCCGTTGCAGGCGGGGCAGTGATCTGGCTCCTCGCCAACCGCCGCCTGATGGCCTACGGGCTGGCTGCGCTGGCCGTTGCCGCAGGCGTCCTGTGGCTACGCGGGCACTGGATCGAGGTAGGAGAGGCCCGCATCCAAGCGCAGTGGGACCGCAACCTAGCCGACATCGCCGCCCTTGCCGCCAAGACTGAGATCGACAACGCAGCGCGTCTCCTAGAGGCTCAGGAACGCAACAGAGGGATACTCGATGACTACCAGAAACGCATTGCTGACAGCGACGCTCGCGGGCTTGACCTTGCTCGCCGGCTGCGCGACGCCAAGGCTTCAGCCCGTCGCGGTGCAGTGCCTCAAGCCTGTAGTGAGCCCGGAACTGCTCCCGCCAGCGGAACGCCGGTCGATGACGAGATTACGCGAGTTGCTGGCGACGCCTTAGCGGAGTGTATGAGAAACGCCGATCGGCTCGACGCCCTGCTCGGGGAGATCAAACCGCAGTTGTAGGGTCGGCGGGTGTGTTGTTAACCGCCCGCCACTTCGCCAGCTCGTCTGCGTCGGCGTACCAGACTTCCTGCCTGCTATCGTACCCGTTGCCGTAGTCCAAGTACGAGATCCCTCGCGGACACGACAGGTCACCCGCGCAGCCCTTGGCTACAGCCTCAATCTCCACCGGGTCCGTCACCCGCACCAGGCGGGGCTTGTCGTCGGTTTGCATGGTCATGTTCCTCTGCTCCGTCACTCAGAAATGGTCACGCGAACATTGCACGCGACCGCAAAGATCATCATGGCAATGCCTGCGCTTGAATCGGCAAAAATCGCGGCAATCATTCCACCGTAGAAGTAAAGCAGCCAGCCCCAATGCATCCGATCCAATATGCTCATGGCCTACCTTCTCCGCTATGGGCTGTTCATCGACGCTGCGATGCTCTGTAGAGCCACGACGCGAACCGCCGAAGCTGTTTCCCGGTCTCAATAGAGGCACCGCACAGGAATCTGCGGCAGTACACGCGGCCCAGCAGGTCCAGTCCGTAGAGCCTCCGCACGGGCTTTCCGCAAAATGTGCATGTTGCGGCCATGCTCACGTTTCCTGAGCGGCTCGAACAATCTCCATAATCTCGCGCATGAACTTGCGCAGGGCTTTTGGACTCATCCTCGGCATGGTCATTAACGGATCTATTGGAGTCCCGGGATCACCCACGGCTATCTCCCTTCGCTGGAGCGGGTCGGTCGTGCCCCATTGCAGACAAGCAGGCATTCAAAGCCGCCATGTACTGTGGCTGCATTTCAGCGCCGCAGCGCTCACGGTCTGACAAAGCAACGACAAGCTCCGCGAGCAATGCACAGGCTTTGGCATACGTCACTCGTGGCTGCACATCTGGCGGCGGTGGAGCTGACCCGTAGTGCTTGGCAAAATACTCCCGAGCGATGTACCAGAGGTCATCGTGGTTTGCGGGGTTGCGCGCCACCATGCCACCATCCAGCGGCTTCAAGGCATCCGCCATGCTTATCGAGATACGCGGATTGTTTCTGTCATCTGGTTCGTAAGGCCGTGCCTCGATGCTGCCGACGCGCTGGTATAGGGTCCAGCCGGGTTGCACGGGCTTCGGTTCGTTAGGTGCTCCGATCAAGTTGGCACGCACGGTGTCCGCGTCATGGCATCCCCTGAACATCAGGCAGGCCGCATAAGGGTGATACTCGTTCGGATGGCATACCATCCCGCATTCGTGGCAGGCGTTCATGGCTGCTCCTTGAGGGCGGCGCGGACAAATACACGGCACGAATAGCTGGCGCGAGGGATTCCACTTGGTTCATCCTCAAGCACGTACTGGCAAGCCCCCCGCAGCCTGTCGCGCTCGGCGGTCAGGCGGTCGATCTCAGGATCAACCTGACCGGCCATGTAGAGGATTTCTGTCTTGCCGTCTGGGAACTCAAGCCGCAATGGCTCGAACTTGCGCTGGTCATTTGTGGTAATCGGTGCGCCGCACTTCTCGCAAACCGGGCATTCGTCGCATTCATTCATGGGCGGCTCCCAGAACTTCCACCAGCGCGAGCGCGGAAGCTGTCGAAATGTTCGCTGGTAGGAATTCACGAACGTATTGCCGGAACGGTTCCCGCAATGCGGACATGTTCCACTGGAATAAGCTCGCTCGTTACCCGACAGCAAGTGGTGGCAAGCGACGCAGCACCACCTTGAGTACCATCCGCTCACAGGCCACCTTCCGGTTCGTGAGCGGGTCGCAGATACAGGGGGTAAGAGCCGTCAGGCAAATTGCCGCTGTAGTCCACGTCCCAATTCTCAAGGTGCCCGCGATAGCTGTGGACGTTAAGCGTCGCAACGGACTCGCTGCCATCTCTAATCTGGTCCAGTTCAGCCTGGAGCCTGTCGCGGTCAGCCTTCTGCCGCATCAGGAAATCAATGTGGACGTACTGCTGGCCGTTGTGCATCAGCACGTCGGCATGTTCTTTTGTGGTTAGATCACTCATCGCGCCTCCCAAAGTAAACCCGCGTCCCTACCCTGATCGCGTCGTCGCCCTGATCCCCTATCCTGGCCCCTGATGTGTGCGTGACCTGGATGTACGTCACCGTGCGCCGGGTGGAGTAGTCCCAACCTAGCCCGAGCGTGGCGTAAGGGTTCACGACAGATGGCCTATCCATCGGCAGAGGATTGTCGTGAGGCACCAGCATCGCCAGTTCAGTGAAGGCGTAAAGACAGCACAGCAGGCTACTCATCGTCGCTCCCCGGCTCGCGCTCGAACTTGTCGCAAAGTTTGGTGGCTTGCATCTGCCGCAGGACGCCCCACGGGCCGGACAGCCTGTTGACGAACCAGTGACAGTAGCGGCAGGCGTTATCCATTGCGCTTCCTCGGCAGCAACCGCTTGCCCGTCTGCTCCCACTTGATGATCGTCGCCAGCCGATACCGCGGAACGCCAGCATCCATCTTGAATGAAGGGCCTTGGCCTTTGCGTCGTCTCTGGTAGAGCGCCTGCGTACTCACCTGCCACCTTGCGGCAAGTTCGTAGTCGGTCAGAGTTGCGTTGTTGTCGTCCATCGGGTTAGTCCCCATCCTTACAATACGATGTCAATCCGCTGCGAGACCTCGGCGTGGCATCCCGGCACGTCCTGCCCTGCCTTGATCGCGGCGCCCACGGCCTTCTTGTCCACGGTCGGCGGCGGTGGTGGCTTCTGCACCACGAACTGCGCCGGAACCTGCGTCTCGTCATCTACCACAATCGACTGCGGGTTGTTCTTGAGGATGAGTGTGAACATGGGCCGCTCGACGCGCGTCTTGCCGAGAAGTTGGAACTGGAGCAGCAGGTACTGCTTCAGGCTGTCGGCGCGCGTCTGGAGCATCTTGGCTCGGGCCTGCATGGCCTTGGCGGCTTCCGCCTTGGCATCCGCCGCAGCCTCGATGTTCATGATGTACGCGGCCACAGCTTCCGCTTTGTCCTCCCAGTCGCCTTCCAGCCCCTCCAGCGAGTCACGGATGACTTCAGGCGGCAGCTCGTCGGACTCGGCAAGCAACTGGAGGGACTTGTAGCGCTCGGACAGTTCCCAGAGGTGGAGGTCGCTCATGTCGCGCTCCTCTTGATGCACTCGCCGTAAACGATTGGCTCGAAATACTCGTCCAGCTTGAAGGCCAGAACGCAGTCATTCCTCAAGCCCCATCGGACAGCAAACAGGCAACCGGACTTGATCTCGCCATCCGTGTATGTCGAATGCTCAGGATGCGCAGAGAAGTGATCCGCCGCCGATTTGACGAACGCGATCTGCGCGTCAGCTTCAGCGAGGTATGTGTGCCTCATGTGCCAGCCTCCGTAATGACCATCAACTCATCCCTTCGCCCGTCATACGCCGACTTGAACAAGCTCATGCGCTTGTCGTCCTTGGCATCCTTCGCCATCGTGTAGGCGGCGGCGAACGTCGCCTTGAGGGCTTCCATCGTCGGCGCTTCGAGGATCTTGGTCACGGCGTCGTTGGAGAGGTCTTGCTCGATAGGCGCGGTGTCAAACGTCTGCACGGCCTGCTCCGCCGATACCGTCACCAGCTCGGGCGCGGAGTTCTCCAGTTCGTCCGGCGTGTAGACGCCCTGCACGATACCAGGGGCCACGGTGCGGACGCCTTCGGAGATCAGGCGGCTGCGGAGCATGGGGCGCGGGTACTTGCTCCACGTCTCATTGCCAAGCAACCCGGCCTGCTTCGCGCGATCCAGCGTCCAGTCAAGGCGAACGGAGCCGCCCTGAGCATGAGAGAATGTCGCCTCCGCCTTCTGATCGGTCAGCGTGTGCCACTCGACCTTGCCGCCGTTCTGCATGAAGCGGGCAAGCATCGTCTCTGCCTTCAGCGACGGACGGCCCTTGATGATGTGGTAGTCGCGCACGGCGGTCATCGGGTGGATGCCTTCGGCCTGACACAGCGCCATCAGCGCGAGCGCCTGATCCTTGTCCTTGACGCCGAACAGGCCGGACTTGGCGACGGTGACGGCCATCCGTTCCATCTCGTTGTAGGGGACTACTGCGTTACTCATCGCTGCACCTCGTTTCAAAGCCTGAGAAACTATATACGCCTATTCTTATAGCAATGCAACTGTTCTTATAGTAGGCTATCCGCATGAAGAAACAACCCGCATATGTAACCGCCTTCGTTAGCACACTAATGGCGCTGCCAGCCGCTAAAAGGCGAGCGCACATTAGGCAGTATCACTTCCAACTAGCAGTGGCGGCAACGCTGCATAAACACAGGAAAAAAGTAGCGGACACAATTGCGCAAGGTAATGACGTTCTGAAGCGGTTGCGGGCGCTTAAATGATCCTCCGCGACTACCAAGCCCTTGCGATAGAAAACATCCGCGACGCTTTCCGCCGCCGCATCAGGCGCGTGCTGCTGGTGAGTCCCACCGGCTCCGGCAAGACAGTCATGTTCTCATACATCACGCACAACGCGATGCTGAAGAAGAAGCGCGTCACGATCCTGGTCCACCGCACGGAGTTGATAGATCAGGTCTCGGAGTCGCTGCGCGCTTTCGACGTTCCACACGGCATCATTGCTCCGGGGTTCAGGTCGCAGCCAAATCAAGCAGTGCAGGTGGCTTCCGTATTCACGCTGGTCAAGAGACTGGATCAATATATGCGGCCTGACTTGCTCGTTGTTGATGAGGCCCATCATACGGTGGCGTCAACTTGGGAAAAGGTGACTGGGTACAACCCTCACGCACTTATCCTCGGTGTTACGGCCACGCCCTGCCGCGCTTCTGGTGCCGGCCTAGACGCCTCATTCGACGAGATGATCCTTGGCCCGACTGCGATGGAACTCATAGAGCAAGGTGCGCTGTCCCCATTGCGCGTCTACGCCCCGCCCCCTGCCAGCATGGAAGGCGTCAAGGTCCGCATGGGTGACTACGTGACCTCGCAACTTGCGAAGGCGGTGGACAAGCCCAAGATCACGGGCGACGCGCTCGACCACTACCAGAAGCTGACGCCTGGCGCTCCCGCCGTCGCCTTCTGTGTGAGCGTGGCCCATGCCCGCCACGTCAGTGAGCAGTTCATGGCCGCTGGCGTCAACGCCATCAGCATCGACGGCACGATGGACCGGGCGATGCGCAAGAGCATCATCAATGACTACCGGGCTGGAAAGATCATGGTCCTTACCTCGTGCGACCTTGTGAGTGAGGGCTTCGACGTGCCCGGTATCGTCACCGGCATCAGCCTGCGCCCCACCAAGTCCCTCGGGCTATGGATTCAGCAGACGGGCCGCATCCTGCGTACCGCGGAAGGAAAGAAGGAAGCCATCCTGCTCGACCACGCCGGCAACTGCATGGCGCATGGCTTGCCGATAGATGACCGGGAGTGGAAACTGTCAGGCGAGGCCAAGGATGACAAGCCAAAGCAGACGATCAAGACGTGCAAAGTATGCTATGCCGTCAATCCCGTGTCGGCGTCGGTGTGCCGCGAGTGCGGGGAGAAGTTTGGCGCGGAGCCTAAGCCGCGCGAGCTGCTACAGCAGGCCGGAGAGCTGGTGGAGTTGGACGTTGCCGCCATGCGCAAGAAGGTGCCGCGAGAGCAGGCGAAGGCGCGCACGCTGGAGGGCTTGCAGGAACTGGGGCGGCAACGGGGTTACGCGCCTGGGTGGGCGCAACATATCTGGGATGCAAGGAACAAGAAATTAGGAGTAGTGTGATGACTGAACTATGCACAAGAGCCAGAAACGCATTGATCGCGGAGTATTTGCCATCTCCGGGTGAAGATGAAACATGGACCATCGGAACCGTGCTTACGCAAGAGGCAGAGGACAAGCTGAAGGCGGTTCTTAGCTGCGTAACAGAGGAAGAACTAATGCGGCTCCCTAACATGGGAAAGGTTGCCGTACGGAACGTCATTGATTGGCTAGCCGCTGATGACATTGTTTTACAACGAGCGCGGAAGCTGACAAGCACATCGAGGATGCACCGTGGCGCGGCAGAGTGGTTTTTAGTTGCATACCTGAAGTCGCTTGGGTACACGGTCATAGAGCCGGAGTAAAGCTATGGCGCGACGTAGAGACGAATCCAACCTGCTGAACGCCATCCTCCTAGAGCTAGGCCGCGGCCCCGTCCGCCTATTCCGCAACAACGTTGGCGTGCTCCAAGACCGCAACGGCCAGCACATCCGCTACGGCGTGTGCAATCCTGGTGGAAGTGATTTGATCGGATGGACGCGGGTAACGGTTACGCCGGAGATGGTAGGAAGTACCGTGGCCGTGTTCACTGCGGTGGAGACCAAGACAGAGAAGGGCCGGGTGACGCCGGAACAGGAGCGGTTCATTGCCGCCGTGGTGGATGCCGGAGGGAAGGCCGGCGTCGCTCGCTCTGTCGAGGACGCCGCCATGATTACCACTTTGCCAGAAGTTCCTTCAAAGCCTTGACCTGCGCGTCGCGCAGCTCGATGACCTCAATCTCCTTCTTTCCCTTCTGCACCATCACCAGCGTCTTGCAGCGCCCGTCAATGAAGGCGTGGAACGTGCCGTAGCCCTTGACGCGCACGGTCGGCGTCTCGCGCTCAGGAGGCGGGGACTGGTCTTTAAGGAACTCGGGGATGTCTAAGACTGGCTTGAGGCTCATAGCATTGGCTCCGCTGCGTAAATGTTATTGTCAAGAAGAATTGTCCCATCTGGCAACTGATAACCCATAGTGGCAACCACGGATGACCCGCCCGATTTCCATGCTTTGTTGAAATCAGTGGTATAGCCAATGGTCTTTTCCGAGTTGTATCCAGTTAATTGACCCGGTAGCGGCTTGTTGTATTCAATCCTGATGACCTTGAAAAGAGTCACCTCCCGCGCATCCACCTCGTACCTGATAACGGTGCCGCTGATTTCTTTCTCGACGATGACGTTCATGCTTGTAGTTCCTTGATGGCGTCCGCAATCAGCTTTGGATCGGTCGCATAAAACTCGTATGCGTGCTCGTAACTTGCGAAATGGTCTGTCCAGTCCGGATCGATACACTCCACGATGTCCAGCTTGGATGGCTCGTCGGTCATGTCCACAACTCCTGCAAGTGATCCGTAATCTCCGACTCAAGCTGCGCTTCCTGGTCTCCGGACAGCAGCCAGAGCGGCAGGAACAGCCGGTCCTTCTCGTTGCTGATTTCGATAGTCACGATGTCAACGTAGGGGGCCTCGCCCATGTCAACCTCAAGACCATCCGGCGTCATGCGCTCGCTGCGCGCCGTGCCCGTTGACGTGATGCGGTAGCCGATCTCCATACCCCACGTCCCGCCCGCGAACTCGACGGACGTGGAGTAGAAGCCGTCAACGCCGTTGATGGCCTCGCCGCGGGGTCCGAACATGGCGTTCATTCTTGCACCGTATGGGTAAGGGCGCGGAGGTTGGCGCGGGAGGTCTCGATCTCGTCGAGCTTCTCTTGAAACGCCTCGCGCAGCTTTACTTCAGCCTTGTCGAGCCGTTTCAGTTCCGCCGCAACCGTCACTTCTGGAGGGAGTATGCGGAACTCTATATCGACGTATTCACTAACTCGCGAGTAACCGTCGTAGCTCTCAAATATTTCCTCCAAGGGTCTTGTGCCGTATTGGTCTTTGAAAAGCGCGATTTTCATGTCCCTTGCCCTCGTTTTGTTGCCTGACGGTTTCCCTTGTACACACTGTTGCAATCCCTGTCAACTCCTGATACGGTGACGCCCCATGAACAAAATCCAACTCCGCATCGGTGCCCTGCTACGGCAGCACAAGTCCTACCGCGCTATCGGTGACGCCATCGGCGTTGACCATACGGTTCTCTACAAACTGCACGCCGGCAAGCTCACGGGCGCGACTGATGCGACGCTCGCGAAGCTCGGGCTGGTCAAGAGGGTGACGTTTCATGATGCTCGATGACGCAATCGAAGTTGCCAAAGCCTGCGACGTGATGCCGCGCTACAAGCTGGCCGATGCGATCTCAGTGATCTATTCGGCCTATGTCAAGCAAGGCATAGAGCTAGCCAGGTTCCGCCGCGTGCCGCTGTTCTGCCGCGCGTGCGGGGAGAGGCTCATTGACGGCATTTGTGGGAGGTGCGGAAATTGAACACTGACACCCGCTATCTCGACGGCTGGATCCGCGCCGCCGATGACCGCATGGAGCGCGGCGAGTGGACGATCCTCAAGACGCATGACGGCAACGGCGGGCCGATCTACTTGCTGTTCAAGGGCCACACGCGCAAGGGCGGCACTGAATGTGTCGGACTGCACAAGTCGGCGCGCGAGGCGATGGACGATGCAGCGTACCGCGAGGAGCGGCATGACGCGGCGCTCACGGACAGCGTTGACTTTGTAAAAATTACCGAGTAGAAACCCGAACAGCCCTAGGCGCCGTTGGCCTGCGCCGAAAAGCCGGTTCCTCGTTACCCGGCCTGGGCTTTTTGCTTCCGAAACGAGAAACGAGGACACAATGCAGAAGAAGAAACCGCGCCGGGAATTCCGCGCCTTCCTTATCGCCGCACTGCAACAGTCCGGCGCATCGCTCCCGCCCGATCCGCCTTATAGCCTCATTGCCCAAGAGATCGAGCGCGTATGGCTGCGCCGTCCGCTGAGGCGCCGCGCATGAGCAGCGTGGTGGACCTGTCCGGGCTGTATCGCTACAGCGGGTCGGAGTTGCCCGTCATTCTCGTGAGTGACACCGAGACCGTCGACAAGGCCCGTGGCCGCGTCATGGATTACGAAGTCTGCACCTGGCTTGGCGACTTCAAGAAAGTAGACTGGGCGCCCATGCTCGGGCGCGACGTGACGCTGTGGCCAACGATGGGCAGCGCGTTCGAAGCCACGATGCGCGGCCTCGGGGAACACCTTGCGAGCCTCGGCTTCACGTCGGGCCGGATGATTATGTCCACGGGCGCCGTGCCAGGCTGGACGCTGGCCGACTGCCTCGCGGAACGCATCAACATGGACGCATGGGCCACCCGCGACAATGGCCGGCACATCCGCCCACTCGCCGTCCAGCGCGCCGCCGTAGCCGTCAAGGGCGTGCCGGCGATGGAGTCCAGCCAGCATATCGAGCTGAAGAAATGCGGCTTCACGGACGGCGAGCGCATCCCCTGCAATGAGGACACCGTTGACCGCATCCTTGAGGGTGCCGGCCTGCCGTTCTGGTACGACGAATTCTTGCAGCGCGTCATGACGAGCTGGCAATCGGACGCTCCCAGGCCCATCACGGATGGCGACGTATCCATGTTGACCGTCCACCTGCAACGCAACTACGGATTGCAGAAGATGAGCGTCGGCAAGGTCCGCAGCGGCCTCGATACGTTTCTGCTGCGTCACCGGGTCAACGCCGCGCAGGACACATTGCAGGCCCTGATATGGGACGGACAAGAGCGCCTCCCGACCTTACTCAGCAAAGGATGGGGAACGCCCCAGAACGACTACTACGCAGCCGTGGGCAGATGCTGGATTATGGGCATGGTCAACCGGGTGCTGAATCCAGGTTGCCAGTTTGACAATTTCCCGCTCTTTGAAGGCGGCGAGGGCGCCGGCAAGTCAACCGCGCTACGCATCATCGGCGGCGACTGGTTCAGCGAGTGCCACGAAAGCATCATGAGCAAGGATTTTCAACAGCTCATGCCCGGCAAAATGTTGCTCGAAATCGCTGAGTTGCATTCCTTCAAGCGGGCCGAAATCGAGCGCATCAAGGGCATCATCTCCAACCGCGTCGATTCCTACCGCCCAAGCTACGGGCGCACAAGTCAGGACTTCCCCCGTTCCTGCAGCTTTGCCGGCACCACGAACCGCAACGACTGGAACCTGTCGGACACTGGAATGAGGCGCGCATGGCGGATCATCGTCGGCAAGCTGGACCTGTACTACCTGCGCGCGAACCGGGAGCAGATCCTAGCTGAAGCCGTCGCCAGGTTGGCGGGCGGGGAGGTCTATCATGACGTGCCAGAGCGTGAGGCGAAGGCATTGCAGGATGATGCTCGCGTGGCGGACCCGTGGGAAGAACAGGTATTACGCTTCGCTGAGATGCGCCCGCATGTGTCGCCGCAAGAGGTTCTATTCACTTGCCTGCAAATGCCGATAGATCGGCAATCCGTGGGCGATGCGTCAAGGGTGCGTAGCATCCTGAGACTAGCGGGTTATGTGTCCGTCATCGTGTGGCAGGACGGCAAGTCGCAACGGGTGTGGCGGCGCGGCGTGCTGAGCGCGGAGGAGTCGGGGACGACGGCCAGCCCCGACCCTAGCGAGCCGGATACGTTCTAGCAGTCCGTGCCGTACACGGGCGGCAGCTTGCCGCACGGGCCGGGTGCCGCGCATCCTGTCAGGCTCGCAAACAGGATGCCGCCCAATGCCAGCCCCATTGCTACCAGCATCAGGCGCGCGGCAGTGAACGGGTGGCGCTTGTCGGTGATGCGGCGGGCGTAGTCTTGGCGGATCATGCGCGGCGCTCCTCTGTCTTTACGTCAATCATCCGCTGCAACTGTTCAGCCGTTCCCGCGCACATTCCAACGCCGAAGCGTTCAGCGCGCCACTTTCCCGTGACTGGCGCGTTATGACTGAAAGACACCAACCAGCCTTTATATCGCTCGCCACTCTTAAGCCTTGATCCGTTCATGTCTCTACCTCATTAGCCACCGTCGCGCCACAGTCCACCATAAACCGAACAGCATCAAATGCCCGGTTATCCCATGACAGTGCGCTGCATACGTGCGATGCGGCCACGTCAACGCCGGCCACCATGCCAGGCTGAACGCGCGCGGTATAGTCGCGGGCGGTGCGCAGGGCGGCGCTTAGAAGCAAGTAGTCTTTTCTCGTCACCTTCAATTCTCCTCGTTACGCTTGGGGACCGATACCCTGCCAGGGGCGCAGGGCATGAGGCCGGGTTACTAGTGCACCCAGTAGGTTTCGCCGTCGAAATCGACCGCGGTGTAATCTTGGCGCAATTCGTCCGCGGCCTGATCCCAATCAATGCAGGTACATGGCCAGGCTACGCTTTCAGGGATGGCACCAATATCCTCCGCAAGTTTCTGCGCGTACTTTTTAAAGTAATCGTCATGAATCAACGTGGCGCCGTGGCGCCAGTCGTCCGCGTAGCCTTCCGCTTGATCGGCCAGTGATTGCAACGCGCGCTGTTCGTCGCCATTGTCTATATCCCATTCTTTTAACGCGTCCTCGGCGGCCGTCACGTCATCAGGCTCCGCGTCTGGATCGCCGCGCAATTCTTCGAGTGCCGTCGAAAGGTCTGTGTATTCTTCGCGCAGCTCATCCAGGCGCGCTATCACGTCGCGGATGTCGATCAAGTCATCGAATTTTGATGGGGTGCTCATGATTAGTAGTCCTGTAAAAGCGTGGCGAGCGTGGCGCGTAGCATTCGATCCTTTTCCGCCCCATAGAACCTGCGGTCGAGCGTATCGAACATGATAGCAACCGGCCGGCCGTCATCGGCCAGCATCAGGCCCTCGATCGTGCCCAAGTCTGCGCGGCCGTCTAGCTGGTACTGTCCAAGTGTAACTGTGTACATGGTTCATCGTCCCTATGTGATGTGCCAACAATCCGCGAAGGCTTGCCGCTTACCTTGTCGGGGCGGCAAGCCTTGACGCATTGCTAGTACTGCGCAGTGACGAACAGCACAGTGCACATTCCGTAGGGGCGTAGCTCAATCATGGCGCCAAAGTCAGTGCGCTTGCCGCGAGTGCCAGTCAGGCCGACTGCGGCCTTCGCCTTACGCATGATCTCCCGATCATATGCGCGGCGCTTGTTGGCTACCGTTGCCGCGGAGGTGTAAACCGTGTCCGGTTCAATATCGGCCACTTCGATCACGGTGCGACGTACCCAAGAATAGTTGGCTTCGCCGCCAAAAGTGTCCGTGTATTCAACGTCAAATTTCATGGCTCTTAACTCCTATGTGTGGTGATTACAGGGCGCCAGCCGCGAGCGTGGCGGCAGCGTGGGGGGTAAGCACGTCGCTAAGTTCAATGCCGGCGCTGATAGCCGCATCGGCCTGGTTCGTTGTCAGGCCGAGTTGACGTCCAACTTCCGCGCCACCCTCACCCTCCTTGAGGTGAATGCGGGCGGCCTCAAGGCATACAGCGGCGCTGTACTTAGCCACCGCGCGGCGCGCGTTGCGGGTCAGGTTTGCGGTGTTTGTCATGGCTCTTAACTCCTATGTGTGGTGATGATTACAGGGCGCCGGCCGAGAGGGTGGCGGCAGCGTGGGGCGTGACCGCTTCCACGCGCCGGACAACGTAGCGGACGGCGCCATAGGCAAGGTCCAGCCGATCAGCGCGCCAATGGGCCGCGCGCAGCGTGCCATACGTGCCCATTATCCGGCCGGTTTGCTTGTCCGTTACTGTGTACAGGGCGGGTGTTGTCATGGCTCTTTAGTCCTATGTCGGGGGTCTAGCGGGGTGCTGGACCGTGCTGTAAGAATAGCATGGCCTGAAGCCGTTGCAACGCTTGTCAACAGTTCTTATAAGACCGTGTTGTTATGAGATGAGGCTTGCATATAACCGAATGAGACCGCCCCCCCCCGCACTTTTGCGAAAAATGGGGAAAAAATCTCTATGAAAATCATAGACCTCACAGCGATTCCATTTAAATCACAGCCTTACGCCCCTTACGGCACTTTCCTAGAGGCTGTAGACGCGCCCCCCTCCCCCTCATATATAGGTGTTAAGTGTTATATATATATATTATTACTGAAAGGGTGCGAGAGTGCCTTAAATTCCAGCCTCAAAGTGACTTTCGGCCTATTCTTACAGCCCGTAAGGGGGCGTTAGGCCAGTAAACCCGCCATTTCGCGCCCTGGAAAAAAGTCTCCAGGCTAACTCTTGCGATTTGCCTAGAGTTAGCCTGGAACTTTTCCGTTCAGGTTATCTCCAGGCTAACTTTGTGCTATACCGTCGCGCATGGCACTAAGCGACCTGATCCCGGCCCCCGTCACGGCTGCCACGCTGGCGTCCGATGGGCTGCTACCAGCAGAGATCGCCGCCACCCTTGGCCTGCCCCTTGCCGACGTGATGCGCGAGCTAGGCGAGGCTTGGGCGCAGCCTGCCGTGTTCTCGCGGGTAGAGCTGGCGCTTGTGGATCAGGCCATCGGCGGCGAGACATGGCGCGAGGTAGCCGACAAGGCAGGGGGCACGCTGAGGCTTGCCAGCGACCGGCGCCCGGACGTGGCCGCAGCCAAAGCCGTGCTTGCCGCCCGTATGCCTACCCTGTATGGGCAGGATGCGGCGCCGCCTGTCAAGCTGGTTATCGACGTGAGGGCCGCACTATCCGATGGCTACGTGAGGAGCGAAGCCGATGCGCTGAGATGGGCTGCGCTCGAAAACGTGACGCCACCGCGGGACGTGCCGGAGTGAGGCCCCCGGCATGTTCGGGCAGGCACCCTGGCCGTTTAGGGAACCCGTGGTTATGTCTCCTCT